GTTGCTTTCATGTTTTCCATTTTGTCATACATTGCTTTCAACATTTCTGTTTTTGTCATACGAGCTTCTTCTAGTTCCTCGCCATCGTGATCTACTTCATCACCAGCGGCAAGAGGTTCTTTAATTTTAGTCGGTTCGTCATCACCTTTAGCGTCTTTTGCGCCCTTGTTCTGAGCATCTTTAGTCGGCTTGGTTGCTTTGGCAGCATCTGGGCCTTTCTTCTCATCGGGGTCAACAACAGCTTTGCCAAGGTCTTGAACTTCACCTTCTACTTTATCCATTGATTCACCTTTAGCGGCACCGTCAGTTGGTTGCTTTGCTTCTTCAAGCTCAGCCTGAACTTCCGCTTCTAGTTCCTCAATTGTCTTGTCTAGTTCTGACATTGGGATTTCTCCTTGAGTTGTTTTATTAACATATTTATAATGATTAAAGTTTTGACAAAAACTTTGCGAATGCAAGTGCGGAAACTTTTGATTGTTTTCGTCTTACACCCTCATTGATTTCATCTTTGATTTTCTGGATTTCTACTTCTTTTAGTAATCCATTATCCCAAACCCATTCTTTACCTTCCATAATACCTTCAACGAAGGCTTGTGGGGCAGAAGGATCTGCAACAATATCTGCCGCAGTGGCAAGATAAAAATCATTTTTCACATAATTCGCACCATTTCTAGACTCCAGTGAACCCATACCTCTTGAAGAGACACCAAGTTTACCACCGTCCTTAATTAGTGCTTTCGCTATTTCCCCCATCGGAGTAGAGAGCAATTTTGCCTCACCAATGAAGTTCTTTCCATCCGCTTCCAGTTTTGTGATCATGTGCGATACTCTGTCAAGATTGACAGTTGGGCCTTCTGGATGTCCAAGTTCCCCAAACGCACGACCTTCAGCAACAAATTCTTTATTATACCTTTTGACTTCTTTGTTCAAGATTTCAAAAGGGTAAACCCGACCATTTCTATTCTTCTGGTCAGATTGCATGAAGATTCCACGAATCTTCATTTCCTTAGAACCACCGTCTTTTTCTTCAACGATGTATTCAACCTCTTGTATCTGTTCTGCAATAAGTTTCATACCCATATCCCCTCTATGCACTAAATCCAATTGCGGTTAATTTAACACCAGCATTGGCAGCATATATCTCATCAGTTGGTTCTTTAACCAAACGAATGTTTTGATTTGGTGGGCAGTTAAACTCACCTATTGCCGAACCAGCAGATGCTGTCTGCAAACTTACTAGATGATTAGTGGTTGTAGTATTCTGCACCAATACCAATGTTGCATTGGATACATTACTTCCACTACCAGCGGTAATTGGTGACGAAATCTGCGAACCTTTTAATTTAATAACCATCTTCTTTATATCCTTACATTACCGTTAATACTTCATTTTCAAAGTAATCTAATATTTGCTTGTGCGGAACATTAAACTTCTTTGAAATAGTATTTATTGTTTTGTCAAAAGTATTTAGGAAATCTGAGGGTTTAGACTCCATTTCCTTAAAAATAGCGTCAACAGCCTTCTTCATCTTGGGAGATAATTTCTTATACTCCCTAGACATTTTATGTTCATCTTTCTCTGGTAGTTCAGTTTTGAACTGTGAAAGAGTTTTACTCACTATCTTCTTCTGCCTCTGGAACATGATGAGTTACGAATGTTTTCGCAACATCTTGTCTTTTCGTTTCTAGTGCATCCCCAACCTTTTTGGCTAGAGCACTATTAAAATGTGTTTCCGCTGAAAGGTTATCGCCTGATGCAATAGAATCAACGAAGTCTCTTACATTATCCATTATTTATCTCCTTTAGTTGGATCGTTATGGGCAAACATACCATCGTCATCTCCGCCCATTTCTCCACCAGATTCGTCTTTAATCTGGTCTTGAATTTCTTGTATTTCTTCATCAGACTGTCTAAGAATATGTTTCTTGACAAACTCTTTTGAGAAATACGTTCCTACATAAGACTCTACCTGTCCTAACATGTCTAGTCTTTCTCTGAATACTTCCGCCGCTTTTAGTTCAGCAAAGTGTCCATCTTGTAAGAAGTCGAACTGGATGTGTTCTTTAAATGTTTCCCACTCTTCTGCAGCAATAACACCCTTCAACACAAGTTGTGTTTTGAGCATATCTGCAAACAAGTTAGAAAACTTCTTACGAAGTCTTTGTGTGAACTTAGTAAATTTAAGTTCGTCACGAGTAATATTATCTGAACGTCCAATCTGGAAACCAGACTCTTCTGCAAGTCTAGAAACTGGAACATTCAATGAACGATACAACTTCTTCTGGAAGTATGTAATGTCATCAATCTCACCTAGATTAGAACCGCCAGGCAAGGTTGTGATTTCCGTTCCCCTACCACCTTCTCTACGAGGCAACCAGAAATCTTCCAACATAGACATGTGATTTCTATCGTCACGAATTTCACCAGTTCGTGCATCATACACCAACTTGTTTCGATAACGATTCATCACATCTTTGAGGTATGCTTCTGCCTTAATTTTAGGCAAGTTACCTACATCAATGTAGAAAATTCTTCTTTCAGGCGCACGAGAGATACGATAGATAACCAACGCATCTTCAATCATACGCAACTGATTGACAGGTTTAATTGCTTTATGTAGATGAGAAAGAACTGTTCCCTTACCCATATCCACCAAACCAGATGGACAGTATGTAATAGAATCAGCTGTAATTCTTATACCACTAGTTGTTCCAGATGCTTGATCGAAACCTTTATCATTGTATAGATAAAATTCTTCAACCTCTTTAACCATGTCAATACCAGTTTTGGTATCAACTTCTTTTCTTTGTTCCCTCACCTTTTTAATCTTGCGAGGGTCAATATATCTGAGTTCTTTAATACCCTTGCGAGGGTTCTTTGTATCAATTACCTTGTGATAATATAACCTACCATCAACATACCAACGTCTAAAAATATCATGTCCTTTTTGATTGAAATCCATAAGTTGAAGGATTTCATCAAACTCTTCACGAATTTTGTTCTTGATATTTTGAGAGGTTTCTAGTCTGTCTAGAGATACAGATACAGATTTGTCTCTTTCGTCAGAGACAATTGATTCATTAACAATGTCCTCAATTGCACTATCACACTCTGGTTGTTGTGCAATGTCACGATATCTACGAATTAATTCAAGATCATTCTTGTCACGACCATCCATATCAAGTATGGACGCATAGTGTCCACCACCCGATACTACGTCAAGTGTGCCATCATCAGTGGAAGGAGCAGTGAATGCATCACTGCTCTTTCCTTGATTCGCTCTTGTAATTCTGAAACCAAAAAGTTCCGCCATACTATAAGTCTCCTAAGTTTTACCCTACTATTTAGTAGGTTTATCAAATAGGATTATACAGCACTTGGTGTGAATGAAGTATATCTCCATGTCACATCAAAGGTTTCAATCTCATTAGCGGTGTCGTATGATAGTTCAATCGCTGTAACAGCAGTTGGCCATACGTTCCTTAGAACATATGATTTTAGAATGTTATCATCACGGTCTAGTTGTTCTACAGAGATTTGTGCAGTGTAATCACTTACATTCACTAGTCCTGTATTCTCATCTAGGTTGTTAATACCATTCATCCAACGCTCCATAGCGTTACGAACCATAAAGTCCGTATCGTTAATTACAGTTGTTGTCCATGTTTCAAACTCTCTATCTCCAGCGAGATACAAAGTTCTGCCTCTAAAAGGAACGGCAACTTCTGCAATTGTCTGTCCTGGCAACGAAGTTGATTTACACAAGAAAGACGCACGATTGATATCCAATCCAGTTGTAATTGCTGGTGGAGTTGTAATAATCACACGATATTGGTTTGCTCTCGCACCCCCACCGATAAGGTTTGATTTGAAATCGTCAATACTAGCCATTTTTTATCTCCTTATCCGCCAATCTCACTGAAAGAAACACCAGTTCTAACAGCAATAAAGTTAAGTGTAATAAAGTTAATTGAACGAGCAGGTTTGATGTAGATATCTGCAACAAACTCATTTCTATCAATTACTTCACCTGTGTTATTAGTCTCATCAGCAACAACAGAGAAGTCTGTAATACCTCTTCTACCTTGAACATCTCTTAGGAATGGTTCAACTAGGTTTCTAAACTGAGCCTGTGTGAACGCATCATTAAATTCAAAGAGTTGATACTTAGCAGCAGTGGCAATCGCCTTCTCTAGAACGATGAATAGTCTACGAACATTGATTCTGTCAAATGCAGAAGGTCTTGAAAGCGCAGTCTTATCACCGAAGAGAACTGTTCCTTGGCCTGGGAATGTGCAAACAGGGTTTACACGGGCAGGATATAGGATATCTCTTTGTGCTTTAGTTGGGTTAAATGCAAGTTTCACTGCACCACGAACTTGTCCTCTGTTGTAACCAGCAGGGGAGAACCAAGGCTCTGCAACATTGTCCGTATTAGCAGCAAGTCCTGCCATATCGCCGTTCATTGGAACATAACGATATACATCGTTGTATTTGTCATACATGTATTTGTAACCACTGTCGAATACTGCATAAGACGAACTTGCAAGGTTGTTGAAGAAACCAACAACATTAGTTGTCTGTTGAGCACCAGTTGTTACACCAACAACATCTGCTCTACGAGGAGAGATGAAGGCAACAACATCTTTTCTTGCTTCTGCAAGGTCGATAATCATTGTTGCATGTGTGATACCATCTGTTGAAGCAGGAGATGTTCCCGCCATAACTAGGTTAATATCAACTGTTTCAGCGTCTGCAAATAAGTTGTATGCAAGATCTAGTTCACCAATAGTTGGGTTGTCATCTGTTCCACCAGCAAGTTCTGATGTAATAACACCAGCGTCACCAGCAACAGATGCATAAGCAGAACCAGATGCAAGATCAGTTCCAGCGTTTGTTAGGGAAGAATCGTGATCCATCCAACGAACATACGAAGAACCAGTGTTTACCACGTTAGCATAAAATGCAGAACCACCTTGCGGTGTTTTTGCAGATGCAGCCTGTGATGCAAATGGATATGTTTCTAGAACAGAAGTTGTTCTCTGTCCAGCAATATCGGCATCAAAACCAGTAATTGCACCAGTTCTGTCATACACAACAACGTGCATTTCATCAGCAGTTACACCTTTACTTGTTGCCCATGTTGATGTGCCTGGAGCAGCATCGAACAAGTCATAGAACTTCCAACGTCTGCGAATTGCTTCACTACCGGCCATAGCAGTTTTTAGTCCACCACCATTAGGGTTGTCCAACTGACGAATTGTCAAGTTGTTTACCGCAACAGCAGTAACTTCATACTGTGAACCGTCTGCTTCTTGAAGGTAAATAATGTCACCAACACTGAACTCTGTTCCGTCAGTAACGGCAAGAGTTGTTGCACCAACTGATGCAGCACTAGCTGTTGAAGTGACTGTTTGTTCATATGCAGTTGCATTTGAACAGATGGAAACACCTATTGCGTTTCCGTAAGCGCCTGGGAATCTTGCAGCCCAGTTACCAACTGAACCTTGTCCAGCAGCATAGCTGTTGTCGTATTCAGCGTCATTTTTGATTTTCAATCCAGTTCCATCGGCTGTTGCATTGACGGCAGCGGTATCTGCACGAACAACACGAAGGCCATTAGTATACTGTAGAAAGTTAGCGGCGGTGAACCAAGTCTCATAGTTATTTGAGTTTGGTTTACCAAAGATTGACACGAGTTCTTGCTCAGAACCAATTGGAACAATCTGATCTACTGGGCCTTGTGAAAAGCCAGCAGCAATCGCACCAATTGAAGTTGCAACAGCAGGAACTACATTGGTCAAATCAATCTCTTTGACGAGGACGCCAGGGGATACTTGAAATGCCATCTCTGTTTTCTCCTTTATGGATTCAATAATTTAGAAGTCAATAGTTAAATTCTCTTCTTCAAAATTTACAAATATATTTATAAAATCACACTTCTACACTAACTTTTTTATAGGGTCACTCGCATATAAATAAAAGTATGTCAGAACATTACCAAAAATATAAGGACACCATAAAGAAGGTGTCTCAAAGACACTATCGAAAGCGCATAATATGGGTGAACGAATATCTTGGTGACAAAGTGTGCCACTATTGTGGGGAATCTGAAAACGCATGTTTACAATTCCATCCTCATGAAAAAGAGATACGCAAACGCACAAAAAGAACTGGATTGAATGAGGGGTCGAGAAAAGAAGTTCTGAAACTCATATCAGTATCCAAAGTTGTTTGTGCGAATTGTTACCTAAAACTAGAAAACGATCTAATTGACATTATGTAGGTATTTGGTGTTTTCTACCAATCAGAATCGTGTGTTCTTACTACAGGACTCCAACGAGTTCCGTATTCATCTATGATAGTCTCACCATAGTCGTTGATACCATCATCAATAAATCCAAATGGAGCCATGTCTTGTTCTAGTTGGTTTTGTTGTTCTAAAAACAATCTTGCACGAATATCATCATCAGTCAGTTCTTTAAAGTATGTCTGTTGAACCAACCATGCAAAGATAACACAACACATTGCAAGGTCATCTGAGTGTCCGTCCTCTGCTTCGTAAGACTGTCCTTTTTGACTAAATGTCGAAAACTCTGAAATCAAGTCGTAATCTTGTATAATTAACTTATCTGTTTCAATAATTTGTTTGAGATTGGAACAACCTAGTTGTTTTACTGCACGAGTAGTCCTTACCCCCAATTGTGCTTTTCCACCACTGAAGCCACCCCCAATCACTTGACCCGCACGACCACGCATGCTTGCCATAATTAGGTTCTCATACTCTAAGTCAAATTGTAGTGCAGACGCAACTTGTTCACCAATATCATTTACCTCAACAAGAACATATGCCATATTGTATGCCCTTCCTACATCACTAATAATATTAGGAAATAGTAAAGGTTTAATCTCATTGTTGCGATATTTTGCAACAATACGGTATGGAACTGTTGTTACATCAAATACAATAAATGCAGAGAAGTCATTTTGTGTTCCTCTTGCAACGTCACATATAATTGTATAGAGATGTCCTTCTTTTGGTTTTTCATACATGTCCAATCCAGCATTTGATTGGATTGGGTTTTGAAACGCCATTGATTTAATTTTAGTTGGGTGAATAAGTGTATTAGTAGAACCCAAGAACTCACACTCAAATTCTCTTTGAAATTGTTCCTTTGAGGTGTTTGCAATTGTTTCTTCTCTCCACTTATCATCTCTGCCTGGCACTT